ATAGAGACATGGAATTAAAGGGTGGATTCACTATGTTTTATTGTTCTACCTGTGAATGCCTATCTATTGGCTGTCCCAAATGTGATAATAGTAGTTGCAATGGTGGATCCTGTGATTACTGCACAAGGGAAATAGATAACTTCAGCAAAGATTACAATGCCTGGATCAGAGAGAATGTTATTTCCTGGGGAACCATTCGATTTAATCATGAATCTTTTTTGATGGGCCATTTATTTGGCGATGAGAGAATGAAGGCTTTTGATTGCATAGAAGATAATCCAGAAGAGTGGGTATGAAGAAAGATCATACACGCATGGAGATAAAGGGTGGATTCGTTATGGGTTATTGTGCCACCTGTGAATGTTTATTTATTGATTGTCCGAAATGTAGTGCATCAAGTTGCAATAGTGAATCCTGTGATTTCTGCAGGAAGGAGATCGATGCTTTCAATGAGGACAACAATACCTGGATTAAGTCCAATATTTTATTCTGGGGAACCATTCGATTTAATCATAAACACTTCTTGATAGATGGACTACTTAGATGAAGTTACTCCTTCAAGATATAGGGACATTTTTAGGGGTCACCAAGAGAAGTAAGAAGTGGCCCAGGACCAGGAAGGAGCATATGAAGAGATGTCCTAATTGTTACATCTGTAACTCTTCGAAGGACGTGGACTGTCATCATATCATTCCTTTCGGTGAGAGAAAAGATCTTGAAAATGATAAGAATAACCTCATGAGCCTTTGTTCTAAATATTGTCATCTCAGGATAGGCCACCTGGGGTACTGGAGAACCTATAACCCAAACATTCGGTCCACTGCGATCATATTGCGAAATGATTATAAAGCTGTTAAATTCATAGACAACGATACATCAACCTGAAAGGATTAACTTATGAGCTCAAAGACTTCTAACAACATGCTTCCTGTAAACACCCAGCGTCCTCCTAAAACCAGTGACCAGGGTGGGGACCTGAATATGACTCCTGTAGAGAATGAAAGGTTCTCTAACTTTGACCATGATGAGGATCAGATCAGTCCTATCTCTGATATCGGCAGAGGAAAGATGACCGGGACTTTCCCTGAGAAGACCTCTCCCAATGGTCTTGAGAAAGCTACAGGGATACGACCCAGTAGAAGATAATTTTATGTCAGGGCACTCTAGAGGGGCAATTTACATGATTGCTTTCCCTGGCCCAATTTTGTCAGGGCCGCACAGTGAAAGGGACCGGAGTTGATCGCCCGCTCATCCGGATCTGCCAACGGCCTTGGCTTTATTTTTAGAGGGACGAGGTAGCATTTTATTATCCGATTATTCAGTCACGGATAGCCACTAAACACTATAGCTCGTTCACGCTACCTTGTCCCTCTTTTGCCGGTATAGCTCAGCAAGGAAGAGCGTCTGCCTTGTAAGCAGATGGTCGCTGGTTCGATTCCAGCTACCGGCCAACCCTTTCGAGGGGGGTAGGACGGCATTTATCAATGTTCGCAAGCACGATAGAGTAAAATTAGTACGAGGCTGTCCTATCCCTCTTTTCATCATGAACCTATTTGACCTAGCAGAAGAAAAAGAAAGCTTAAAGAAGATTCTCAGAAGAGTGGACTATGAGTTTCAAATGATCATGGACTTTATCAAGGATGAGGAAGAGATTTACTTAATCAGGGAAAGAGCAGGGATGCATATGGATGAAGGGATTCCAATAAAAAGAGCAGAGATTATGGCGGTTGTAGAGTACTTCGAGAGAAGAGAAAGGCTTATCACCCCGCTTTGATGAGCTCATACGCTCTCTTATGATCACTTCCCCCACCCCTGGTTACTTGCAGATGGCCTGACCGGATTAGTTTCTCTACGTGTAAAGGGGTAGGCATTCTAATTCCATGGAAGGGACTGTCCTTTTTCAAGGGTTCATAACAGTAAGTAACCAGCTCTGTGCAATAGAACTTCCACTTCCAGTTCCAATGCCTGATAACAAGGCCAGGGAACCTGCTCTTAATCCATAAGCTCAAGATCCCTTTCCAGTCATAGCCTTTGCCTTTCTCTAGAATAGCCCGGTTGCTAATCACTTTCTGGTGATGGGGAAAGTTAAGAACAGTTGGACGTAGGAGCAAATACCATTCATGGGGATCTATGCCCTTCAGTCGAAGAGGCTCGCTCTTGACTCCCTTGGTGAGAGCTTCTGTGACATACATCTCTCCACCCTTGTCTGTCACGATCCCATTATGGACTCCCTCGCTCCCCAGTATCTTCTTAATCATCCTGCCATATAGATTAGGCTTCCAGGAGCCACTATGATAGATCTGTCCCAGGTACTCGTTTTGAAATAGGTCAACGTTCCAAGAAAATTCCATTTTTATCTTGATGCCCTCCTGAAACACTGTAATATAAAACCAATTAAAGGCAAGACAGTTCAAAAACACTTTATATCCGTTGCCGAAGTTGACCGAAGGACGCAATGTCCTCCTGTCTTGCCGCTTTGGTGGCGGATATCTTATTTCAGAGGAAGAAAGTGGCTATGTCAATGTGACTGCGGAAATAAAGTCAAGGTACTTACAGGAGTATTGCGCTGTAATCGTACAAAATCATGTGGATGTTTAAGAGTTGAGATCATGACAAAACACGGCTATTCCGGTTCTCTGATATATCATATCTGGAGAGCAATGTTAAACAGATGCAGTAATAGCAATATATCAACATACCGACATTATGGGGGCAGGGGAATAAAAGTTTGTAAAAGGTGGCTCGATATCAAAAACTTCATTAAGGATATGGGAGAGAAGCCAGAAAACATGAGCCTTGGAAGAATAGACAATAATAAAGGATATTTCCCCAGCAATTGCAGGTGGGAGACACACACCCAGCAAGCCAATAATAAACGAACAAACAGAATGGTTGAATATAGAGGCCAGACATTAACCGTTACTCAATGGGCAAGAAAATTGAAAATAAAATCCAATTGTTTATGGGCGCGGCTTCACAAGGGATGGAGTATGGAAAAAACGTTAAGCACACCAATCCGTAAGCGATCTCGGAGCTATTAATGCTCTAAATATATTGCATCTATAAGGTTCTCCTTAAAGTAAGCTGTCCCCATTCTAGCGTTTCCATGCCATCCCCACCCATCACCCCAGGAATTATGAATCCCTACATAAGCAGGTCTGTTCTCAGAGGAGCGTAAATCATAGTTGGTAATTAGGACAGCATGGCCACCCAGTGCCCGATTGTCTTCCTCGTCAATCCAGTATCCCTTGCGAAGACTATTCCATCCCCTTGTTGCTGAAAACCCGGCAATGACTGTCATTGATTTATGCAAAGCGTGACAGACATCTTCTATCCGGGAGATATGATGAATCTTGGTATCCTCTGACATGTGCCCCAGGTTGATCCCTGCTCTTGCCACGGACTCCAAGTAAGTCCCAGGATCATTGTTTCCATCCAATCTCTTTGCTTCTGCGTAGATCGGGTTAGGGTCAATCTGTTTACGGAATCCAGTTTCCTGCCAATTCAGAACTTCTTTGTGTCCTGTCCAGGCGTATGCGGCACAGCGAGGGCGGTCACCTTGATTGTCTGTAGGGCATACCCACCCCATGTTGTTGATAAACTCAGGGACCTGAAAGTCCTTTGGGGTAGTAGCGGAAAACAGAGTATCTTCCTTTACGAAAAGTCCCCCTGCCTCAAAATTAGTTTGTGTCTTCAAAGCCGGGATTCCAGGCATTTTCCTCTCCTCCATTGGTTAGTGGCGTGCTCGCACAGCCAAGCATAAAGTAAAAAACAAATAGGATGATAATTAATTCTATGACTTTTTTAATCATTATTCTAGTGGTGGAGAATTAATAATAATGGTAACTGTACTATCATCACCAGTAATAACACGAACATTACTTGCTGGACCACCTTCATCAGTGTTAGAAGCCTGAGTAGCATCTGCAGTCCTGTTCTTAAACTCAGCACAACTCTTGCCACTGGAGCCTGGTCCACAGGCATTGGACTCCCTCTGGGCAGTTTGCTTTTTGTCCCTCTTCTTACTGCCATCTATCTCATCAATGGCATAGTCAATCCCATAGCCCACAGCAGCAGCAGCCCCAAGCCTGATCAGGATATCTTTTGTCAGAGCCCAGGTAATTCCGGCCTTATCTTCCCTGAAGGCTTGACCGAGGACTGGCCCTGTCTTCAGGAGATCGATGGAAAGGATTGCACCACCGCGGATGGGCTGCACTTGAAAAAGGTTGTCACCGATCTTCGTTCCCTGGGTACGTAATTGGCCTCGCGTATGTTGGAGGCGTTGGTGAGTATATTGTGGGAAACAGGCAGTTGTAAGGAGAGGAATAAGTATCAGTGCAGTCAGTCTTAATCTCATGCAGCCCTTTCGCTGTTTTTGATCTCCTTTACTCGGGTGTCCAGGCGATCAACTTTGTCAGTTAGTCTTTGCAGTATGGTGTTGGTAGTATTCTGTGTTGTGTTATGACTCTGCAATATCACCTCTAATTTCTCAAAATGCAAGGAGTGAGACTCATTATTAAAATTACATTTGCCCCCTTTCCCATTCTTCTTGGAGTAAATTACAGTATAAGTTAATGCAACTGCAAGGATTCCACATACCCCTATTGTTTGTACTGCCTCAGCGATATCGTTAATCTGATCCATTGTCCACCCCCATTCTAACGATACAGATAGCCATAAAGCCCCAAACAATTATCCAGCAAGTAGTAATAAGCACTATCATAATAGTCCAATCCTCCAGCAAGTTGAGGTTATTATGGTATAGTAGGAGTTACCCACTCATTAGTTTTGTAGTCGGTTCCGTTATATTGAATCTCCCAAACTAGATCAACTCCATTGCTTGTCCAGGCCACACCAAAGTCGTAGCCGTTCTTTGATCCCTCCACACAGTTAACCCAATAGGTAGCAATTGATTTGTTGTTCGTGCTAAAAGTGATTCCCATCGTATCCCAACTGTTTGTGTCCCAGCTTGGAGTACGGGTATTCAAAACTGTTTCTTCAGTACCATCAGCAGGGTATGTAGTTTGTGTCTGTAATAACTGGGGATAGTATCCAAAGGATGAAAAGTAACTGTCAATTGCAGTCTTGGTGTCAGAATACACAGAATCCCGTTCTGTATTAACATCGTCTTGCACTGTTGCAAAAGCGATCACAACCAACAGCAGCATAGGTAATACTAACATAAGAAATGCAATTAAGATTTTCTCTTGTCTTTTCATATTAAAATGGACCCGCCAATCCAGCACCCGAATCAAATAAATTCGTTGATTCCTGTTCGGTCAATAATCGATGGTGGTACGAGGGTTGATCCAGAAAACAATTGCAAGTGGTTGTTGGAATATTTGCACTATTTCCGACAAAGAATTGTGTTGAATTCCTAAACGGCTTCGTAAATACGCCTATATTTTCATCCCAAGTTCCTAAATCTGTCCTTACTCTTAAATCACTACCACTGACCTGGAACTCGACGAAATACCAAGTGCCTGTAGCAGGAGAACCTAAATTATTATTAGTCACACTTCTGAGTCCCCCGCCTGACTCTTCGGCAAAACAAACAAACCTATCGGGAGCTGGTCGATGCCCCACCAACACAGCATTTCCCGGAGAGTCGTTACCCATGAACGTCATGCTTCCGGCTTCTTTGGCTTGCATGTTGACCCAGATTGCAACGTGGATATCATTGCTGATGGGAAAGAATCTGTCTGACAAAGTATTATCATACCGCAAGTAACTATTATCTGCCCTGCTGGCCCTCAGTGCCTGTCCATTGATGCCTGTTATATTTGTTGGAGAATTAATTGCTGCCAGATCCATCATATTAATGACTGAGAAATCTTGACGAATACCTGAGTCTTCCTCAAAGGAATATGCAATTACAAGATCGTCCTGAAGGCTTGCGTTAGGTCCATCTCCGTCTGTTCGATACTTGAGATCAATAGGATCATAAATATTAACTTGCCGTTCGTTAACAGTTAGCTCTCGGTCAAAGATTATGAGTTCATTTAGGAAAAAATAAGCTGTGTCCTCGGTTGTTGGAACTCTCTCTCCTATTTTATATAGCGTTTCCCCTCCTAACGTTGTCATGACCCCGGTCAGCGCAGTGTTGGTGATCAAGACGCCATTGGTCAGAATGCTTTTGGTTGTGCCGTCCCACAAAACTTCATAGAGATGAAAGTCATTTGTGAAATCTCCAGTCGTAAAGAATGATGGCTGACTCTCTCCACCAGTCGTATCAATGTTTATGTCTAATTGATCGACTACTGTATTTGTTATAAATATTTGTGCATCACCGGAAGAAGATCTAAAGATATTATTCGATTCAGTTCGCAGCACTTGCATATATGCAAAGAAATGCAGAGCTGTGGCCCCGTTTAGGAAGTCTTGCATTCCAACGATACCATTAATCGAACTACGACTACCCCTAAATGCAAATAGTGGACCCTGTTGGTTTAAAGAGCTATTATTGAACCATCTGACTACCCCATCTAGCTCTACTGCGGTCCCATCATTTGTTCCACCAAAATCTGAAAATCCAGTAATGCGTAAACCGTCAACTGTGCTGGTCTCGAATTCTGTTGCACTGGCCCAATACTGTAGGCCCGCAAGGTTTGTTGGAGAGCCAGGACCAGCAGTGCCAACACCTATAATAGAATCAATATTGGCAACAGGGATTCCCTGAATGTCTGAAGGGTTAAGCACCCCGTCAATGGTTCCTTGCCAGGCTGCCTTGCAAATAAACACAAGGAGAAACAAGGCCACCAGCACAATAGATCCCGTAATCATTTTTTCGTTTTTGTTGATCATGGAACAGTAATAGTCGTGAAGTCCCCGATATTGAATTGCACTGTGTTTGCATCAACAGCGATGCCGATTTGCTGTACGATCTCACCGGACCCAGAGGGAGCAGTGTCGGTTACGTCTCCGGCAATTGTTTCACTGACATACACAATGTTACCGGCAGTCAGGGTAGCGTTGGTTACATCAAAGCGAGCTGCCTGGAAGAACAACCGGGTATCCGTGATAACGCCATCACTGAAAAGAATAGCATATCCTGGAACAGCCTGAACACCATCGGCCAGGCCATTGTCATAACGGAGAAAACCACCATCATTAACAGGGCTCATAATAGCCCCAGCAATAGCAGTTCCATCCAAGACACCATCAAACATAGTGATACCGTCTATGATGAACTGTTGAGCTCTGGTCGTAGTGATAGGTTCGAAATTACGGAAGTCTGCAAACCTACCTGCATTGATATCGCAATCAGGAAAACTCTCCTCCCTGACAAGCTGCACATCAAAGAACGTATAATCCTGGGTGGCGGCAGCGTCCTTGCCAAAGGTATTGGTCGTGTCCTCAAAGAGAACATTGCTAAAGACGCCTTTATTTAATGCGATCTCTGCCGGGTTATCTACAACAAGGAACAAGTTCAATGTGCCCTTGAATCGACAATTCTGAACAGTGAAGTTGTTAGTTGCTTTTCCGTTGTTTCTAAAGAAGGAGCCCAGGCCATCAAAGGTCAAGTTGGCAACATTGATATTATCTCTGGTGGTGGCCACAGCAGTAAAGGCTATGGAAGCATTATTGGCTTGATTAATAATTGTGTTGTCCCTACTGAAACCAACGAGGGACTCACCGCTATTCATAAAGTAGTTATTGGTCAGGGTGTGAGTACCAGGGCAAAAAAGATAAGCAGTATCATTGGTGGTGGAAAGGAGCTTCGTGAAAACATCGTCTCCTTCCTCAATTAGGACTACATTCTGGCAGACAATGCCACCAGCAGCAATATTGGTTAACCCAGATCCGTCCCCGTCCAAGGCAATGTGGTAGGCGATATCTCCTGCCCCATTGGTTGTGAACTTCTCAAACTCTAGGGTCTGTAAACTCTTGTTGGTAGGAATACCAGCTACGGCACCCAGGGGGGAAGCAGTTCCCCTTAATCCAATAGACCCATCGGTAAACTGTACGAATTTACCCGCTTCTCTATCATTGAGAGAATTGGGTAGTTGGCCAAAGGCACCCCAGAAAACAAGGCCCCCTATTAATGAGGCAATTACAAAAGGCAGTTTCTTAGTTAGTTTCTTCATAGCAGTTATTTAAGTATAGGTTTAAAATTTTCTCTATTCAAGTTGACTAAATCTCCTTACCAAAGGCCCTTCGAGCCAAATCAATAATTTTTTCATTTAATTCATCCAGTTTTCGCCTCTTTTGATTCGGGTCCATTTTGGAAATATCTGCATCATAAGTCCTTTTCACCAAGGCCCATTGGGCTCTTAACTGTTTCTCAATCTGCTTTACTCTGGCCTCTCTGCTCCTAACCGTTCCACCAGAAATAAACTTCAATAACTTTTCTTTTCTTTCCAGTAAATCTCTTTTCTCTTCCTTTGTCGCTGTTTTGATACTTCTATTGAATCCTTTCATCTTTTCGCTTACTTCATAGAACCTGCGTAAGCTCTTCGAATTGCTGGCTCCTCTTGTGCTCAGGAAAGCCCGAAAGAAAGGCACAACCTCACTGATGTTTTTCTTAGGAAGAGGGGGCTTGGTTTCATCCCTGAACCACCTTAACCCTGAATCGAAGATATCCGTTCCCAACCTTCCAAGACCAGCAGTGTACCCATAAATCAAATGATCTATCTTGGCAGGAGCTATTCGAACATCTTCAGGCAAAGCATTAGAGATTGCCTTGGCTGACTCGCTAGTCCAGGGACTAAACTGTTTCTCAACCGGAAGTCCCTCATTAAATGTATTGATAATGTTTTTCTCCCTGAAGAAATCATAGTTGGCCAACACTTCTATGATAGGAAGAGCAGCAGTAGAAAGCATAAACATCATGGCATCTTCTTTTACGATACCTTTTAATCCTTCTTTTAAGTCCCTCAAGGCTTCTGGGTTTTCTCCCTCTATCTGATCTAGGACCTGGGTAACTCCATAACCAAACACAAAACCATATCCATGGGGAGATGGTATAGAAACAAATCTCCCTCCAATTTTCATAGGTAGGATATAGCGCGTGGACTTCTCCCAGTCAGGAAGCTCTTGGTATTCCTTGTCATCTTTCAGAAACCACCAGGCAAGAACCTGCGGCAATGTAATAAGCATTGCTGTCTTAATGGTTGCACCCAAGGGATCTGTCTTAAAGGTTCTGATAAACTTATCCTTGCCCTGAAGCGTTGCATTAAAGAAAGCCCTGATCTCATTGTGTTTTCTTCCCTTGATGCCAGCTCTACCGAAATCAATAGTAGATTCACGAGAAGCAAATGCAGCATAAGCATCAGCCTCTTCATCGGTCATGCCTTCAAACAAGCCTTTCTTACGAGCTTTGGCGGCAATGCCAACACGAGTAGAGTTCTCAAAGAACTCCGAGGTAGCTGCTAAGAACTCTAAAGGTGAGGTTAGGGTATTGCTGGCAATTCGAGAGATAGCACTTTTCCCCAGATTCTTTCTTGCCTGTTCCAGATATTTCCTATCATTGCTTAAAAAGGTAGCCTGGCTTGCTCCTGAATTTCTGAATCGTTGGTAAGTGTCTTGATTGGCTATTATGTGCAAAGCCCCAACAACCGAATCCACGAAGGGAATGAAGCCAACCTTTGTTTGAATCCCTGCTTCTATTGTATCCCTGGTAGGGTTCCTTGTAATGAATCCTATCGAAGTAGTTGCGGCAATTCTCAGTACCTTTGCCATGGCCTTCATCCAAGTGATTTGCAGGTCAGCCACTCCAGCAGGAGATCCTGTTAAAGTATTGTAAAGAAACTGATCCTGAACACGCATATATCTTCTCTTCCCATTAATCACATAGGATATAATAGGCTCATCCATTCCATAACGACCTGGCAGATTAAACATTTCTAATATCTCTGACGATGTTTCATCTAAGATCGCTTCTCCCTTCTCGTCTACGAAGCCTTTCTTTTTCAGGATTCGAGAAAGTTCTTTTATCGTTATGTTGGTAGGTCGTGGACGTGGACCAGGGAGTCTTTCTATGAACTTACCCATGCCTTCTTGACTAGCAGCAGCATCTAGCGCTCTGTAGATTCTCTGCCTCCCCACTGCTTGAGCGATACTAAAGGTGTTCTGAATCAATGCTTCGAGAGATGGAATTGTCGCCTCGTTTCTGGTTCCTGTAAATTTAGCAAATGCCTTAGAGTTGGTTCCGGTAAAGGTTCCACCAACAGCATCATCTATGACTCGATGAAACGGAATATAGGCATTAGCAACTAGCTTCATGCGGATAGCTTCCTCGAAAGTAACAACACCTTCTGTTGTTGCAACAGCCAAAAGCCCATCCGTAAACTCAGCAATCTCTTTTTGAAACTCTATAAATTCTGGGAACGCAATTTCATAGCTCTTAACAGATTCCGTAGCTGCAGCAACCTCCAATTTATCTGGAATTAAATTCCGTGGAATCAAATCACTCACTTCTCTCTTTGCTTTTAGGTAGACTTCGAAGTGACTGATTAGTTTTTTCTTACGAAGCTTTTTAAAGAGACTACTCAATCCATTGTTTATCTTTGTTCCAGACAGATCTCTGATTCCATTCTGCACCCAGTTAAATCCCCTATCCTGTGCCCCTCTCTCTATGCGAAGAAGCTTGTATACATCCTTTGTCATGGTAGGAGTATTGCCTTCATACACATTCCTGGTGAACTGGAGAACTGGATAAAGGTCATCAAGCCAGTTGATAATAAACTCATCAGTCCTGGTCATATCCCTGTCTCTCTTAGGGTCCCATGCAATCGTAGCACTCATGAAGTCAATAGGATCATAGGCCAGGATTTTCCTGTATTCTGTTCTGGCAAATGCAATTGCCTCTCTCCACTGTTTGTTCTGAGCCACCGCAAAGTTAAAAGCCTTGTAGAATTGAGGAGCTGCCTGCAATAACCCTGCATCATTATTCAGGTACAATCGAAAAAACTCAGCAATGCCCTCTCTTCTTCTCTGTGCATTATCATAACTTGGCCGAGATGTCTTTTGTCCCAATGGAATTAATTCATTATCGTAATTATTAATATCATTGAAACCTAACTTCTTCCCCGCACCATGCCCGATCTCATGGGCAATCACCTGCATGTCAAAGGCAAGCTTTGTGCGAATGGTTTCTTCTCTGCGCTTAAAGATCCCCAGTGCCTTCTCTCTGAATTTTCCTACTCTGATAGGTATCTCAAATATGCGAGCTAGTTCAGGCACTAGCTCATTGAACCCTTTTCTTTTTTCGACAACCTTCTCCCTGATCTCTTTTTCTGTGAGAGGTTTTTTCTGTTGGGGTAAAGGAGTAGGGATACTCTCAGGGAAGGCGTCATGACCATCCTCTAGGTTTATCTTCCGAGAAGAGCTACCCTCTGTAAACGCATTGGCAATGGCTGCCTCCTTGGTATTGAAGGTTCCTGGAATGCCAATGATTCTAAATTTTTCCTTACCGCCAATCTGGATAGAGCTAACCTGCTCCTCTAGCTCTGCCAGCCTTTCTGGAGATATTCCTTCGGGTAGTTTTGGCTTAGGCTTCTTGACTACTTTCTTCTTTATCTTTTCCGGTGGAGAAAACTCAACCACTTGACTCACATCAAAGATCTCTCTGATTCTCTTGATATTATCCCCCTGATTGTTCATATCAGCAAGTTGAGGAACATTTATAATAACTCCATCATGGCCGGATGCTTCCAATGATTCCCTTGCTTGTCTTAAAAGAGGAATACGTTCTTCGTTGGCAAAAGGAATATCTCGCCCACCGAATAACTCACGTAACTTTTTATCGCTATCCAGAATAAATGGATTGTCTAGTTGAATGTCTAGCTTCTCCACCTTTGGCCCAAATCCCTTGGCAACCTTTTCGCTGATAGCGGAGTAGCGAGCTTCTCCCAGTGCGTTTTCCTCTACGCCAGGCGCAAGAACGCCCTCACCTTTTTTTCTACCAAAGCCACGAAAGGTTTCAATAGAAACAGGTTGGCCTGTATTGAGGCTTCCTCCATCTTCACGGGCAAACACTTCAGGGCCAAGTTCAGCCCTCTCCTCTACCATGTCTCTTCTCAGTTCCTCTATCTGTTCTTCTGGAACATTGTTTTTCCTGGCCTCTGCAAGTAGTCCTTCAATGTTTCCTGATTGACCCACTGTAGCTACAGCACGAACTGGCTTTGTCTCCTCTTGTTCTTTTGGTGAAATTCTTTCCTGTGGTTCTGTAAACTCACGAATGTCTTGTTCAGCGTCTTCCAGGACTTGCTCTGCTTTCCTTACTTGCTCTGTTGTAGACACAGGATTGCTGGCTACTTCAATAACGTCTGCTCTAGCTATTTCTTTTTCAGCCAGAACAATTGCCTTGCCTGCTTCAGAGATATCCTCTGGGTCTGCATCCTCACGTTGAATCAACTCTGTGGCTTTCCCTATTTCCTCTTCTGCCTTTTGGCGAATTGTTGGAGGATCTTGTTTTGCCTTCTCCTCCCTTTCTGTTTTAACGATACTCCCAACTGGAGCTGGTCCAACAACAGGCTTGCCATCAGACAATTGTTTTACTTGTTGTTCTGTAAAGAGCTGTGGTATTCCCACCCCTGCATGAACACTAGCCGAGACTGTTCCAAGCCCTCCCCCAACAAGTGCTCCTTTACGGAAAGCCTTATTGAGAGTTTTCTGATTTTCTGGCAATGCTAAAGCGTCAACCAGTTCATTCAGGTTTAAATCCTTTGCCCCTTTTTCGTATTGCTTAAACATCTCTGCAGCAGTCAGTGTCGTTAATTCCTGGTAGTACTCCGTAAATCCTTCAGCAAGAAAGGGAGTTGCAACCCTTCCACTGATTTGACTACCAAGCTGCAGCATTCTCTTCAGGAGAACCTTGTTCTTCAGTAAGGAAGAAATGATTATCTTAGTACCTGAACCTTTTACAGTTCGAAGCCCAATCCCCGTAAAGCCCCTGAGAATTGTTCCAATACCCACCAGTTCCAACCCTGCGTTAAGCGCACCCACAGCAAGTGCTAAATCCTGTGAAGTATTTTTTGGTAAGCCAGAAGATAGAAATTGCTCATAGGCTTCCCCGGTTGTCAGGTGAAATGTTTGTTCAGTTGCTCCTAGTGCTGTTCCTGTTTTAAAGCCCAAGCGAACACCCGTTCCTCCACCAGCAAGGGCACCTAGAACATTCCCAAATCCAAAACCAATAATAGTTCCAGTTGCACCTAGACCAGCAGCTCCCTGAACCCCTCTGACCACAGCCTGTTTTCCTATGCTTGCAAACAAAGGAATCTGTTCGATTATTCCCTCAACTGCTTCTCTGGGCAGTACTCTTTTCTGCTCAGGGATAAAAGGGAGCTGCAGCTTCAGGTCGGTAACTTCTCTCTCATGATCCTCCCCATAAAGAACCTCCCTGGCTCTCAGTTTGCTTATCTGGACATTCAGGCTACCCGTTTTGTAATGGGCAGCAACGCCCTCTGGAATAGAAAGACCTTCATTGAATCGTTCCTGGTTCAGATCCAAGTTTTCTTCTATGCTCTCCAGTGCGTCCCCAAGAGAAATATTGCCAATGTCTCTCTTTAGTCTTTGAGTCTCCAACAAAGACTGTTGCTTCAGTACTTCTGGCTGATCCTTGAAAACTCCTGACTGAACCAAAAGGCGAAGAGCTTTGTCTGTATTGGCCTGGTTGATCTTCTCCTGCCTCTTTGCAAAGACCTGTTGACGGACCTCAGCCAAAGGCTTCAAACTTGTCCTGGAGATAAATTCAAGAGCCTCCTTGAATGCTGGTGTTGCCTCTTCCTCATTGAGGTCTCTGCCTGTTCTCCTGATGTGTCCTTCTCTAATGAACCGAGAAGCCGGAACAAGTTCTTCAGCAATATCAAGGCCAGCTAAGTTCGTAGTAAACTTAAGCTCTGGATTAAAAGTAATGGCCTCACTTTCCGCAGGAGACAAAGGTCGCCTCAAGGAAATACTGGGAACTGGCTCCAGGGTTTTTTCCCTTTTCTCCAACTCCTTGGTATTTTCCTCTGTTGCAATTCTTCGACGAGGCAAGTTAGGCGCATCTATAACGTCTTCAGGGATAGATGGGTCTACAGGACGAGGACCCGTGACAAAACCAGTAGTTGCACGCTTCACCTCCCCTTCATCTGTCAGTACCTCAAAGTCGCTAGATGGTTGTGGAGAGGCGGGTTCCCTTAATGTTCTTTGCTGTAGCTGCCCAAAGAACTCTTTGTTTCCGTTAACCATTTATAATTCAAGTTCTGTTTCTGGTGTAATAAAGGGACGACCTGCTGGACCTCCCTTTTGTCTTTCTGAAATCTTCCTCAACTCAGAGAGGACTTGGATTCTCTGTTTTTTCAGGATACGTAAATTCGCCCTATCATCATCGGATTCACCTATTGCTGTCGTGACCTTGGACAGATTTGTCAACAGAGAGGACCTACGAGTTTCTATCTGTGCTGCAGTTTCTACAGCAGCCTTTTTAGGAGCTTTTGGTATAATCTCTTCAAACTGTACTTCCCCCTTAGAAGAAGTACTAAGTTTAAACTCCCTACCGGTTTCTTTTGTGATTTCATTAATGCCCTTTATGCCAATACCAATTTTCTCCAGCGTTGTAAGCTCTTCTCCTTTTGGCAGTCCAAATGTGGCTCTGCCTTGTGCATCAAATTCCTCTAACACAAGACCTCTTTCTTGAGCCCTGAAAGCTTTTGCTTCTTCACTTTCCTCCAACCGCCTCTGCTTTTCCTGAGTAAGAATATCTTCTTTGGCAACCTCTCTACCAATGTCTTCGCGGAAGCGAGCCTCAGGACCAAGTTCTGTTCTGCGCTGTGTCTCTCTGGCAGCAGTTAAACCTGTCTCTGTTTGAATTCCAGCAGTCTCAGTCTCAATCTGTTGTAATCGTCCAGCCTCTCGCTGTTCCTTAATCCCTCTTAGTTGTTTCTCAATCCTGCCCCTTTGCTTCACGGCACTAGGATCAGCAGCTCCACCCAACTGAGTGAGCCTTCGTTGTAATCTTTCTTCCTCCCCGGTTGCGACAGGAGAAACCTCCCCTGCTTCTCGGGCTCCCTTGATTCTCCTTCCCCCGCCTCTACCTCCCCTGCCCTTTGCTCCACTGACGGAAAAGCTGGGAAGTAACGATGGTCGAATATCACCAGAGACTCTGCCGGCCTCTGTTCTGGATGGCTCCACTGACTCTGTAATGGCCCTGGGCGCATCAATCCTTTCCAGGGCAAGCCTCTCTTCCCTTCTTCTGGCAAATTGTCGGGAGGGGGTTTCTCCAGGTGATATCCGTCCTGCAGCACGACGATCCAAGGCACTTACACCCAGTCCAGACAGCACTCCTTGGGAGACCTTGGGCTTGGCCTGCCTGATAGGTCTTGGTGCTGGTGTAGGTCCTGAGATCTCGACACCTCTTAAATTCTCTGTCCCTCTGGATTCCCTGATTCTCCGGGATCGCTCCGCAATGGCAGCACCCCCAGTGATTCTTGATCCTCCTATTCTGCGCTTTTTGGGTCTGATTATATCAACCATTTTTAATCACAATCTTGTTAAGCAGTTGTCTTCTCTCAGCACAGGGCGAGCAATTCCCTGTATCTACATTAAAAACCTTATTCACCAGTTTTGCAACAGGACTCAGGATCTTATGAACCACATCCCCTAGCCGTATCTCTTTACTTCCAAGGTGGATCTGCTCCATTGCGTCCCTGAATCCATTGTGGTTAGACAGACACATCCAGCACCAATTACCAGGCTTCTCGCTGTCAGGCATGACCACCTTGTATCTGGCACAATATGTTTTCTGATCGTATTTGCAGTCACTCATGAAATTACCGCTGTAAAAGTTTTTCCCTGCCCCGGCCCAGCGCAAGGATTATTTTCAACAAAGTCAGAGCCAAGAACATTACACTTCAATTCATAGACAGCACCTCTAGGATCACATTCATCTTTTCCACCAGAAGAAGGAAGGGCACCAAATGAAGAAGCATTTGCAGAATCTGCAGGAGAAACAGGAATACCAAAAGTGCTCAAAGCCCAAGCAGATTCTATTAGGTCAAAAGTCAAAATATAGACTCCTCCTATTGCTATTGTTTCTCCTAATCCCCCGCATCCACAGGGAAAAAACTTAAATTCATTTCGAATCTCAGGAAAGTAATTTGCACAGTTCCCGCTTCGTGTTAATTGGTCTACATCCGTATCGGCTGTAATCGTAACTGTTTCAGGCTGGGCTGGGTCACACTCACAAAATTCTATACCACCACCCTCTGTGCAGGATTCCACAGCCTTATTTACAGAAAGTTCTAGATTCTCAAATTCTCGGTCCACCTCATCCTGACTGGCATGATCTGTATGCAGTAAGGAGAACTCCTTATTCTCCAAGGATTCGTTCAAGTAGTTGATTGCATTATCAAACTCCCTGTTGACTTCTTCGTAGGACTGATGGTCTAAATGAAACAAGTGAAACCGATCTGTAAAGTTACACTTCTGTAAGAAGCGATTAATCTCTGTCTCTGCCCTATGAAACTCTCTATTCATCTCAGAGAAGGTTGTATGTTTTCTATTAGTTAATTGAAAAGGCATTAATCAACATACGCAACATAGTTGGCCCTCGGATCTTTTGGCTCTTCCCAAACAGGAACCATCCCTATAAAGTGAGTGTTCTCATTCAGGGGGACTACCAGACGAACATCAATGAAGTGACCCCTGCTCTTATTCAGGCTGAACCGGTGAAGATCGTTTCTGCCCTGGGTGTTCAGGGTGATGACATGCTCCTCAATAAGTTGATTGTCTACGACTACCTGAAGACCAATATTGTTGTCTCCTGTAGGGACAGTGATCTCTGTACCTGTGCTGTCATAAATCTTGCCATCTGTCATGATGTCCACATACTTCAAGCGTTTCTGTACATCCTTACCTCCCAGGAAATTGGTCCCACTTCTCCAGATAGAAATCTTCTTTGTCTGCAACTTCTCACAGTGATTGCTCCAGATTAGCCTGCCTGCCTTTTCTGACTCAATGGCATGGTAAACAAACTCCATGCCAGTATTCTGGGTAGTGGAATCTCCAATGTCATGGGCATTGAAATTGGTCCCTGACAACTTATCAGCAAAAGAAGAATTGAAGATGAATCTATCATCCGGGTAATAATCATCCACGTTCCTGGTGCTTACACCACTCTGTTGAGCAAAACCAGTAGCGACAATGTTCAACTGATCACTGCCTACCTGCTTCTTTCCGAAGTCTCGAATCAGACTGAAGACCGTTCTCTTATCCAGCTTAATGAAACTGTTTCCATTGAAGGCATAGATTCCCCTGCTGACCACATTGACAGCACCTACCTTAGCAGAGAAGTCCGTTGCGATGGTAAAAGGGTCCTCTGGCATTCTTCCATAGCTCTCTCCCCTGATTCCCATATCCTCGGAAAGGAGGATAGACCGGAAGGAAGCAATGGTGTCACCGGTTACCCTGCCAATCTGCTGGGAGCTGGCATAATAAAGATTTCCATTCAGGGTAAAAACCGTAGTGACTGTTGTTGGGGTCTTTGTTAATTCCGTGAGAAGGTCGCCTTGAGTCAAGGTAGCAGGAGATGTTGTCTGATCTAGTTGACAAAATCTAAGGGTGTCACTGCTTCCCGCTCTCCATTTAAATTTATTCCAAGGACGACCCCTGCAAGCACCAGAACCAGCAGGTAGATCAAAATCAATAAACTCAGAGGTGAAGGCAGTATACTTAGGGCGCATCCCGCCAAAAGTAAAATCCATATTGAAGACTTCCTGGGCCTGGTTGTCTTCTAACTCAGAAGGATGCAGGTCTCCTTTGTGAACAAGGCCACCATTAAAAGGTATGAATTTACTTGGCATATCATCTACTGTCTACCACTGCATCCACAGCGGCCTTATCCACTGCATCAAAAACGAGTTGTTCAATATCGTTGCCTGCATTAATGATTGTCTTAAGAGCACCAGCCATTGATGTGTAAAGATCTTTGACAGCCGTCGCATCAGCCATGGCAAGCTTCTCACCGGTAGTCGTTGTAATATTGGTGGGATACGTTAAGACTAAATCTACTGCGGCTTGCTGATATCCTACGATCATTAGATATTTATTCGTTCGCAGAGAAAAGGTTTTGGCACTATGAGTGAAAGTTCCATCCTCTTTTAATTGATTTGTTTTATTGCGGACTAAGTCTAATCTGAGACTTTTGTAATCAGCCAGGGATAAAGCTTGGGTTACCCAGGCAGCACCATCCCATTTGTGAAAAGGATCATGTTTTCCGTTATAAATAACCGCATCGTCTGGAACATCAGTCCGATACGTGTGAATACTTACGTCATAATCTGGATCTGTTGTCAGATCATAGGTTCCCTTTTTGATTAAATACCCGGAGGCAGTAATTTGTATTCCATTCATCAGCGTTCATCCTCAAAGCTTATGATTACCACATTTAAATTATCGGCAAGATTATCCACCTCATACTGTATTGCTTGAGAAGCAGAAGCGGGTAATATGATATCGAAAATAAAATGAACAAAGTCAGTGCCGTTGTCTTTTCCAGCCTGACCAGTTATGGGAGGCGTTGTCAGGGAACTTCCAAAGGGGCGAATTCGAAACTCTCTACCATCACCAGCATTATTGAACTGAAAGTTTATTTTTACCTTTTCGCAAGTGGGGGAAATTAAGGAACCCAAATTGAATGTGGAAAAGGTAGTAGCCGAACCACTTGACAAAAGAGTCAATGCAGAAGCTTCTTCTTCATAGCGGTATTCAACATCATTAAATTTTCCAATTTGCTGAAACTCTAAAAAGGTAGAGGTAACATCATTTCTAACCCAACCTGTCTGACGAAAACTCTCATATCCAGCAGGGAGTGTTGGGGCTGTTGTGCTGATAGAAAGAAGACCAGCAAATGCCAGTATGTTGTCCTGGTCGGCAATCGCAAAAATTGCGTACCAAGTATTTGGTGCCTCTACCCCTACATCCAGGCCATTTACTCCTGATGAGGTAATATCTACCGTAACAATTCCACCGGTATTAATGATATTAAAATCATCATCAAAGTCCCTGGCTTCACCATTGCCAATAGAAACACTACTGGCACTGACAAAGGTAACACGAAAATCCTTAACGTGGTCCCGGTGAAAAGGAGCATTGCCAAGGTCATCAGGAAGAATAATAAAAGCAGCCGATAGATCATTCGTATGTGTCCCTGACGGCAGGTTCAATACAAAGTCAGAATACTCACCTGTATAAGAAGTATTCGCAGATGGGCTCCCTATTCTGGCATCATTCATAGTAACAGTCATTGTCCCCACATTTGTCAGTGGCGTTGCCCCGGTAATATCTACATTCTGTAAGCTTAAAATATAAGTTCCACCTGCATTTAGTCCCCTGAAAGCACTCGCGCCTATAAAGATAGAATCATAAACAGAAATAGTTGCAGTTCCCGTTCCGTTGTAATTAAATGCAGATGCCACACCACCAACCTTAATGTTGTGGACAATTATCTGAGGGTTCGAAGACATGTTGGCAAAGAATGAAATATTCGCAGTCAAGTCTTTGATTAACAAGCCAGACAAGGTTGAAGTTGTATTGATTGCTGAAAGACTTAGAAAGGTGTTGTTAATCCCCTGTCCAGCAATGGTGATATTATTAGCATCAATAGCAACAGCTGAACCAATACTGTGAGTTCCTGCACTGAACACATAAGTCTTGTTCGCCACTCCAGGCTGGTACTTGGTAGCAAAATCATCAGTCACATTGATGATAATTAAGTTATCCAGACTTCCTATTGCCGTAGAGTCAATAGTCAGCTCATTGCCAGTGCCACTGATCGTGATACCGGTTCCACCAATCACATTGGTGAGAATGTCTGGAGTCAGGAGAAACAGATTGTTTCCACCACTGTCCCCAACCTGAACAATATCATTTCCGATTAAAGAGTTTACCCCACTGCCTGCACCTTGCACCCATCCACCAGCACCGTCTCCTGTGATCTGATTGCCAGCAGCCAGGGAAGCCTCAAACTCTGTAAATTCAATAGTCTGACCCAGGATCGAGACAGTTGAATCCAGGCGAGCGTTGTTAATTGTTCCTGAAGTAATTTGGCTTGCATCGATATTGCCACCAATTGTAAAGAAGTTGGTATCAATCACACTTGTCACTGGATCAGCAAAAGGAATGATCACCCCTTTTGCCACAACTGAGTTGGTGATAGAGATAATTCCATCAGCATCAATGGCAAATCTCCACTGATCAATCAATGGTCCAAAGCCAGGGGTAAAGGAGGTAGACACAGCAGCAGTCTCATTGGTTTTAAACATGTACCGATTGTCCAGTTCGTCCAGGCTATTGGTAACTCCACTGGGAAGGGGAGCTCCCAGGGCGGGGCTACCACTACCGCCACCACTGACAGGAGCAGCAGTGATATCCCGCTTCTGAGGGACTACCAGTAATAAAATAACAAAAATAACGGCCAGCGTTAATATAGAATAAGCTCTCTTCCTCAATTTAGTCATCGGTGTAAATTTATACTCCCCCTATATTGCCACTGTTATCAAAAGCCTTTGGTCCATAAATGACGGGCAGAACAAAAAAGCCAGCTCCCGCATTGCCTTGACCAGCATCCCTCTCACGAGAGCGTAACCGGGAAAGGCTTTCCTTTAACCTTGCAGCAGCAACGCCTGGGGATGCAAAACGATGGGTAGGACTTCTCTTGAGCGCAGCCCAGACAATAGCATCCCTATACTTCTCAGTCGCCAGGGGCTCATCTGTTGGGTTGACCATCGTATTGACATCAATCAAAACGTTACTGCTATCAAACTTCCAATCCCAATCAGAATGGTCATAGACTTCCCTATGACCAGCATTCACCCATTGGCCTATCTCATGCTGCTCATTCATTACATTCACATTGGCAGCAACGTGCTCAGGCATTCTGGCAGGATAAATCCTTCTCCTGACAGCACTCTGCAAGTCCTCAAAGGTTTTGTACTCAAATTCATCTGCGTCTAAACTGAGATTTGTCCTGGCTTCCTCATCAGCCAACCTTCTCAGCCACTCAAAGTATTGGGACTCTGCCGTCTGGAAACCAATCTGTTCAATGTACTGCTTGCTGTAAAGCATGGCAGCATAGAACAGGATAGGCCTGAACTTCAAGGGCATAGCAGGAGCATCCGTATCAAGATCCAGGGGAGGCAAAGAACCAGTGTCCCAACGCCATACCCCGGAATTGATCACCCGGTCATAACCAGCATTGGTCCACCTCCTTACCTGTTGCTCCTCTAAGGAATTGACAACAGGTATCCAGAGACCAATCTCATTAACAATGTCTCCAAATGTTGTAAAGGTAAAAGCCATTTATAGTTTCAGTAATTCTTCTATTGAGTCGTTGCGATGATCGTATATGAATTTTTTTATAACCTTGCTCTTTGCTGGCGTTAATCTGGTAGGTAACCACTTCTTGACTTCAGTCATAACATCTTTGAATGTCTTATATTTTTTCATAACCAGGACTTAGGGATTGTTAAGAATTCAGGGTGACGCTTTAAAATGTCTGTATTGGTAGCTGCAGCAGGTTGATCATAGTACCGGTCCATAAAGGGAACCTTGCCTTTGGGGATAATGGCAATCAGTTCCCAGTCATTGTTCTTGCTTAACTCTTTCTGGCTCGGCTTGATGAAACTGTCCCTCAGCTTCTTGTTTGTTTTATACAGGTGCGCGTATCTTTTATACTTCCGTACATTGGGAGCCCAGGTAGCAAAGTTGGCACGACCGAATAATTCCTTTGCAACATCATCGCTGGTGAAGGTCCAAAGACTATCTGGATCATCATCACAGAAGAGCACAAAGTCTTTTTCTTTTTTTATGTTCCCGTCTTGAATAATCATCCGCTCATAAATTCCACGTATGCCTTCCCGAAGATGTCCTCACTGATTTTATCAATTGCCGTCTTGGCCATAGCGGGGCTCATGTTCAGGGAAAGGGAGTTGATCAGGTTATGGATATAGACATCCTTTTTAAGCTCTAAGCGAGCGCGATCAATGCAGCTATTAAAATACTTCTTTCGCTGGTCTTTGTCGTTTTGTATGCCGCGCAGCTTATCCACTCGCGCTTGTCCTTCTGCCGCAATTTGTTCTTCCATTAAGTCAGCAGCTTCGTCGTCTGTCTGAAGGTTTACAGATGGTTTCTTTGTTTTAACTGGCATGTTATTCCTTTCAAGAGTTGTGGTATAGGGCGACCCGAAGGCCACCCTACGCCAAATTACCGTTAGTCGTTTTCCAGCCAGTAAATTTTTATTGTCTGCGATATTGGCAGGTCGATGTATCTAACCTTCCGTTACCAGTCGCTTGTGATTCCACAACAAGAGGCATCCCAATATTACCAGCAACGGCAATGTCTTGAGGTCCTTTTGTGATAGTTGCATTACCGATTAGCTCGGTAGACTTTAAGCCCGTCAACCAGATACTTGATCCTGCGTCCATATTGATATTGACGACAGCATCTACTGTGATCTGTGTTGATGAGGGCGCACCGTTGATGGTACGCAAAGCCCAAGCGGATGTATCATCTGCATTCACGTTGCTTGCCTTTATCAAGACAATATCCGTGTCAGAGAATGTTACATCAGAATTAGATACACTGAACACCAGTCCACCACTTGTGAAAGCAGCAGTTAAGCGTTCCTGCGTAATACCAGCTCTGATAAACGCATTGTCAGCGGCGTTGTCTGCCGTTGCAATTAAGCCTACCAAAACAGGTTGACGATTTGGAATCGCAGGAAAGAACCCCAATGAAACTGTCGTTCCATCATCTGAACGGGTAATAACCGGATGAAGTAAATCACTTTGTACAATACTACTCATTACTCAGGATCTCCTTTCTTACGATAAGTTAATTGTTTTTTGATACGTATCAGGCTGCCTGTGCTCAAAAGTTGTTTCCTCATCAATCACAAAAGTGGTAAGAGGACCAACTTTTCCAGTCGTATAAGTCCGGAAGGACTTGAATACAGACTCTTTCAGCATCTCAGGGTTGTACCCAAAGATTGTCTGAGCAGGCATATAGATATGGGGAATGATCTCGACCTGACCGAAAGCATTGCGATAAATAAACAGCGCATTGGTAAAGTCAGTTCCAGCAGCTTGGATCTCACGAAATTGCTGGAATTTATTGGCAAAGTTCTGTGCTTGATCAAAGGGCATCAGGATTGTTCTAAGCCTTTTACCATTCTTTCGAGCGTTCTTTGTCATCTCGTCAATATGATCAAGATCAATGGGTGCTGCTGCTGCATCATGAAGCTGAGGAGCCCGTAACTCTACGGTATCATCAGTCATGGCAACGCCACGGATATTTGTGTTATCCGTAATGTTGAGCAAGCCATCAGCTTCCCCGGCAGTGCCAGAGAGACCCACAACCTTAACAGAAGTGATTACACCGAATTCCTTATCATTAGCCATAATCATCGTCTTGATGTTACGCTGATAAGAGATTTCGCTAACCACACCGGCTAAATCCTGACTCATTACAGAGTCATTGATTTCAAAGGCTTCTGCCATTGTCTGAACTTCATTGTCCAGACGAACACGGGTGGTTTGATTAGGAACTACATCTGACTGAACGTCATAGTTTTCCTTAAATTTATTGACCTTGGCCGAACGGATACTATCCGCTAAGTACTCATGCTTACGAGCTGTTGCTCTTTTTGCTGCGCCGATCCTGTTAATAACAACGTTCTCGTCGTTACCACGGGAGACAAGCGTGACAAAAGAACCCAGATCCTCACGAGCACCAATTCCGACCTCGTTAAAAGTTTCTTTGTTAGCCATAGACGAACCCTATTTTAGGAATTATCAAATAAATGTGACGCTGCAGGGATGCCTTTCAAGAGCTCAGTGAGTTCTTGATTCTGCTTATCCTGCTGTGTCTTACCTTTTGGTTTCGGGCCTCCGGCGTGCGATGTCGCAACGGAACCTTTATCCACATTAGTCTGAGAGGGTTGTCCCTCGTTCGCCTTGGCTTTGCTGTCTCCGCCAAGTTGTTTGATAAACGCAATCCCTTTCTTGGGGTCACGCTTACTTAAGATGGAATATACCATCTCAAAAGATTCTGTCAAGCTCATGGCTTTGTACTTTTCTGGATTGGCAGTTAACTCACTTTCAATCTCAGTATCGTAAGCCGGGAAATCCTTGTAGCTTTTTTGCAGCAAACTCTTGATGGTTGTTCGTTCGCCATGTTGCACCTTGGCCTGCAATCCCTTGATCTGTTCCTGATGTCTTTTCTCTTGCAGGAAGGTCCTTTGCTGATTTTCAAAGTTCAGCTTTTCCATGTCGATGGTCATTGTTTCTCTGGCCAACGCATCTGGATCATCCTCATGTTTCTTTCGAAGTTGGTCTTTCTGAGCACTGAAATGATCATCAATATCCTTTTGGTTCATCTTGAAGTCATCAGGATGGTAACTGAAATTATATTCACTCTTACTCAAGACCGCCTCCTCTGCAGTCTGCTTGACCTTATTCAATTCACCGAGGACTTCCTCTTTTTCCTTCAGGAGTTTCTGGATGTACTCTTCTTTGTCATGTATCCTCTTTTCCTTGGGATCATTGAGATCCAGGAAGTTTCCGTCAGGAAGGCGAACCAGGTTTTTCTCCGGCTTTTCTTCTGAGGAGTCAGTCGCAGTGTCATCAGCCGGAGCATCCGGAGCAGTTTCCTCAGCAGGAGTGGTGATCTCCTCTGGGGTGGGAGTCTCCTCTTTCGGATCTTTTTCTGGCTCGCCTTCACCTTTTTCAGCTTTTGGCTTTTTGTTCTCAAGATAGAAATCTGGGTTTTTCTGCCCCTTGGCAACGAGTTCTTCCTGACTGGTATTGATTTGATTGATTACTTGATTTAGATCTTTAGGGTCCATGGCTTTACTCCTTTACTGGTTAGGTTCTTGTAGTTCTTTAATTGAGTTCTCCAGCCAGGTAATAATTGATAAAATGGCTCTTCTGCCCTCGGAGGCAGCAGCAGCAGAATAAGGCTTGTTCTCCTTCCACGCATTCTGTTCATCGATGTCATATTTGTTCACAGTCTTTAATAGCTTTGGCTTCATGATCTCCAGCCAGTTGAGGTCCTTGAGGAATTGATACCTCCAGGATGCACTCTTTATTTCTTCTGACGTCAGTTTACTCATGGCCTTGGTGCGTTACTAATAGCAGTGCCCCGTACACTCCTGTTTGGTGCTATGTCAGGTTGTGGTGCTGCAAGCTGTGCATTGACTTGCGTCTGATCTCGGGTGGTGTCTGTGATAGGTCCTTCCTGTCCAGGGATAGTCACCCCTTGCTCCTGCTCTGCAAGAATGTCCAGGAAATCAAAGTGTTGTGCTTGGTGACGGCCATGGAAGGCAGTAACCTCATCAGGGTTAGCAGCCATCCATGCTTCATGGGAGCGAATCTCTACTTCATGGTCATCACTCTCATCTGCATCAAACATCTGCATGGTCAACAACAGATTCTCCGTGAGAACCTTCCTCTTTGTCTCTGCACGGGTATTGGGACTCCTGATGATCTGGTCAGGGTCCGGTTGTCCCAGGGCTCTCCAGAGAAGTTTCAGGACTGGCACTGGATCAAACTCAGGAATGTTCTGACCAATATTAAGAACGTTCACAAGGTTCTGAACCTGCAAGGTTCTGTTCTGCATGGTGCGAACTCCCAGGGGAACCACGTCCACTGTCTGAAACCCATAGAAGTCATCAGGGGTTACCTCAACAAAAACCGGTGGCCTCACATGCGGGTCAGTAATGCGAACAGTTCTCTTCTCATCAAAGAATTGCTGGGCATACTCCAACCCTGTCAAGATGACTTTTTCTACTACTTCAATCTCCAAACCAAAGGAATAAAGATTGAACCGTTTGCTGGCTTCCTCAAAGGCGATAGAGAAATTAGTAGCAGCAACATTGGAAGCCTTCCCCACCTTGGGATCTGTGGCCCCAGAAGACTCCCTTGCTCGCTGACTCAGGAACTCAATCATAGACAATGACGATCCAGTTAGATCGGGCACGCCCAAAGGCATGATGACCTCCTTGGGGTTTCCGTCTGTCCCAATTTTTTTAAACTGGTTAAAGATGAAGTCCTGGGAAACATTGTCCAGGCGGTTCACGTCAACAGCCCACATATTACACATCGCTGCAGTTACATTATCAATGTGCTGATTGATCCTGTCACTGATTGCGCGGAACCAACTCTTTGCTACATCAAAGATTCCAATCCCATAAACAGAATCTTCATTCCTGATCCACTGGGCATGGATGATCGGTTTGGTCTTATTGTCGAAAGGATTCTTTCGGAAATAGATAATGAAATTGTTAACCATCCAGACCTGAACTTGCTCCCGCTCTCCCGTTACAATATTGTCATTTACTTCCTGGGCCTTGTTGGAAGAAGGAAGGTCGCTCCAGCCCCACCACTCCCAGAGGGTAAAGGTGTTTCTCTGATTGGCCAGGTTCTCAAACTGGGTATCGTCTGGGATGCCACGCTTCTCATCCCGGAAGGGGGACTTGCTCACCTCTGTGTCAAAGTCTCCACCAGCTTCAAAGATTTCATCCAGGTGAAGCAGGCCAAGAAGTTCCTCTTTGCCTTTCAGCCACTCTGCACTGACCTCATGACGATACACCTGATCAGCAGCCTGGATATCTTTCATACGTGGTTCTACGTAGACATCCTCGATAGGGAAAGACTGGATATCAAAGCCATCGTAAACCGTTCTCTCCTTGGTTATCCTTTGAATCTCAAAGGTCATGGCTGGTTCACCATTCTCCTCCAGGACTGGAAGACCATCCTGATCAATCAAGGGAACCTCTACTTTTTCCTTGGCTGTCCTGACTTCTCTCCTGAAATCCCAGGAGAACTTCGCAAAGGCAGTTCCGTAGATGGCTCTATTCCTGACAAACGTTTCCATCTTCTCCACATACTTGGCTTCCTGGAAAAGAACTGAAAGAGCTTTCTTTTGAAGTTCAGCAGTCTCCTCATCCACTTCCCCGGTACGTCCCCTCATATCAAACCAGTTCTGTCTATCGGGAAAGACTGTCTGATACTGGTCACTGACAACCGCTTCTACGATTCTATGGAACTCCAAGTCCCTTACATCTGAACGGCCTTTGTAGTTCTTTTCCCGCTGGGCTGAGATAGCCCGGAAAGCTTTGGCATCACTGGTCCATCGGTCATTCAGGTTCTCTGGATAAAAGTCTACATTGCGGGTAGCTCGACCTATCTCTACGTCCGAAATAAAGGTTCTCATCTTATGGGAAAACTGACTATCAAACTCATCGTTGACACCAGCCAGGTTTGTTCCGTCTGTAATTCGTACTGTTGTTTCTTTAATCGCCATTACCAATGACTCCCTTCTTGTTGTTTGTATTCGCGAGTTGGAATTCCATCCTTGGGCCTGTACTTGGGCTTGGCACACACAATGCCGCCCAGGCAATCAATCAAATCATCGTTCTCTTTCTGGATCTTGCTCTTCTTGTCGTAACACCAGTGGTTCAGTTGCCAGATCAGCTTTTGACACTTATCGCTGATCAGAAGGCGAGGGCCATTGTATTTCCCATCAAAAGCCAGGCATTTCCTGATCTCATTGATTCGAGGGGTATCATGCTTTTGCCACTGCTCTGTCCTGATTCCGTATTGCTGGAACTGGTCTTGAATAGATTTCTTATTCTCAGAGCCCTTCTTTCCCTGAACAGCCTGGGGCTCAATCATGTTTCTCCTGGGCTTGCCACCCCACTTCTTATAGTTTGAACGCAGGCGTGCTGCCATCTTGTAGGAGTCCGTCTCAATGAACTCATTAAAGATATAAATTCGGTCCCTTGTATCTACCTTAGCGGCCAGGGCAAAGAAATCCTTTACTGGATGGGTGTCTATGCCTGTGTAGGTTGTCCAATCAAGGACGTGGATATTGCTGGGATGGAAGACCTCATCATGGGGAAAGACATGCATCCACTCCATGCCCTCTGACAGTTCGCTTCGGAATTCCTTAAAGATCTTTCCGGCCAGGAAGGCAAAATAGCCATACCTTCTAGCCTTACGCTCATCAAAGGGAGTGGCCTCCTCCATCTCTTTAACCTGATCGATATCCAGGATACCCCGAACTCCTGCAGGGGAATTGTAGCAATTCTGATCCTGTGAGCAGGTGATAAGATCCCATTTTTTGAGATAGTGAAAAGCCATTACATTAAAAACTTGGGTTTGTCCTGGAAGACACCATCTTCTTCCATCATGTTATAAATAAAGCCAGCTTCATGGAGTGGGGTGAAAAAGCAGTAGATATATCCACCTTGCCGGAACCGCTGAATTGTCTCTCCCCAGATGTCTTGGCGGGGAGGTTCATCCATCAGGCAAGCGTCCAGGGTAGCACCGGCGAACTCGCCAATGTCTTGCTCATAAGTCATAAGATCCAGGATAGAGCCATTGTCAGCTTCCCAGATAAAGTCAAAAGACTTCTTTTCTTTGCGCGTAGTATATCTACCTTTAGGAAACCACTTCCTTAATTCCTCGTTGATGGGTCCTGATATATTACTTGGGGTACCGATGATTCGGATACGGGCAGGTTTGCGCATATCGCGGAAGCGGCGATTATCAAACCAGATATTCTGAGGACCAAACATGAGATTGCCAGCAATGTTGGCAAGAGAACAGGTCTTCTGGGTTCCATTGCCACCAGCATAGACGACATACCTGGCCTCTGACTGAATCACCATCTGGGCCTGGCCATTGGGAACAAAGGCTATCAGGGGATTGAGTTCAATCAAGTTCCGGTAATAGAGAATCTTCTCGCAGATATCTTCTTGCTCTGCACGAGACATATCCTCAAAACGAGGACAATTAGCTTCTCGGGTATACTCGAAATACCGATCTATGATGAATTCGTTATCCGGCTTCGGGGACGGCGAGAGGGGAGTTACCATTATCTTTAGCCAATTTCCTTATCTTGACCGCATGATAACCGTCTCTTACATCTCCGTTCTCATCTGGGTAGAATCCGTAGTCTGCCCGATAATTGTCCTTCGTATGCTGGAACTCGGAATTATGAATCATGATTTCTTCCTTGTCCTGGGATTTCACAATCGCAGCAAGCATATTCAATAATGCTCCCTGCAACATCTTGGTCTTCTGATAAGCCTCAATGAGCTGATCAGGAGTAATCTCAACCTGTTCTTCTGGTACTGGCTCTGGTAGGTTCATGTGTTTCCGAATTTAATATTACGAACGACATTAGACTGGCCTCCATCTTTCTTTATCCACTCCTGAAGCTCAACCTCATCACGAGGGTAGCGCTTGTTGTTGAAGATAAAACCAAGTTCGGCCTGGGTCATCATGCTGGTGTTCTCATGGGGTTTCTTCTCACCGTCCTGTTCCTGCAGGATGGCTTCGAAGCTTTTGGCTAACGGTATGATCTGGGAAAGTAAATGGATGATGTTAACATCTTTTCTGTTGGCGTACAGATCCTCTATGACTTCGTTCAGAAGCATATAGGTTGTAATGACAGTGTTCCTGAAAAGGACAGTGGGGACTGTGCTCATATCTACCCTGCGAGCATTCTCCGGCTGGTGTATCCACTTGGTGCTCATGCCCAGGACTGACTGGATCTCCTGGTTGTTGAGACCAAGGTTCTGTAGTCGCCACATCAAGCGACCCAACTTATTGATCTGTGCTTCGGTGTAACTCCCATTGGGACTGGGAATGATCTGATACTCCTCGTTCACGGCCAGATCCTCTATGAGCTGGCTCCTCTTTACCATCAACTCCTCGCGCCTGATATGACGCAATTCCTTGACTCGGGCATTATGCTTATCTACGTATTTTCTCTTCTCCTTCTTCCTGAGAGCAGCCTCTTCGGATTCCTTCTTGTCAGAGCAGTCCATAAATAACTGTTACTCTGTGAACTGCAACTTGTCAAGGAATGAAAAAAGGCAGAATAGAAGCAAGCCTCCAACCTGGCTGGATTTTAGAGGCTCACAGGCATCCTGCCTTTTTCGTGAGAATGTATAACAACTTTATACTACGTCCAGTGTATTCCTTTGTCAATTGTACACCTTGGCCTCCCGGACCCCTGCTCTTCTGTCCATGGGAGCAGCCTTAGCCGTGTAGACTTCAGCGATATTCGTAAAGTTGGTGATGTAACATTGGTAACAGTAAAACTTATTCTTCCCGACAGCCCCAGCATCAACTTGCAGAATGGCTTTCCGGGATGGGTGTTTGTGGCATTTCATTATTTGTACCTGTCCTTATAGTAACATTTGTTCCTTTTGCGAATGCTGTCATTTTCGTTGCAGTATTCAAATCCTATTACGGTCAAGACAGCACCCATGAGCACCACGAGGCAAAACAAAACAACTTCCATCAGTCTTCCTCCAAAGAAAAGTTCTTATCCTTCAGTAATTCCAATAACCCATTTGCTGCTTTTTTCAAGGAGGCAATGCGACTTTCCAAATGCTCGATGTACGCCACATGCTCTGCTATTGTTTTACTACTGGCTACTATCCGCTCATTCATCTCTTTAAGATCTTTAAGACTTACTTGAATTTCCTCAGTCATTTCTTTCCCCCTCCTCTTTCCATGCTTTATTGAATTCCTCTACAGCCTTAGCAAGAGGACCTATTTGAATGTCCTCACTCTCTCCTGACATAACCGCCTTGACTAACCTTTGTGCTTCTTCCACCAATGTATATTGAGAAAAGAAACAATCCTCAAGATCATCCGGGAAACCCTCTGGCACATTATTCCATCCATCAAAAACATTGATATTTCCCAGTCTGATCATGGCATTGCGATACATGCGAAGTCTTTCCTTTAGGTCTCTATGCCTTCCAACAATATCAGAAGCTGAAATCGGACCTGGAACCTGGTATCCCATATTATACCAGAGATTACAATAATCCTTGCGATCACCTACCTTGGGCTGATCTTCGTCACTCATCAACCCTCCCCATTGGTTTCCACTCTCTGCACCTGTAACCGAGATCTCCTGGCATCAGCCATGATACCTTCCTTTAAGCTGGCAAGCTCCAGGTTCTTCACCTCTATCAAATCAAACACCTTTTCCAGGTGATCCTGTTTCTCAGGGGCATCATCCTTAAAAAGGTCCCTGGTCTTTCGAAGCATTACACATGTCTCACAATTGCATTTACGTTTTCTCATCATCTGGCTCTTTCTTTTTTACTGGTTTACAAAACTCTTCATACTCCTCTACTGAAATTTGCTCATGATAACCATCCTCCTCCTGCCAGACCAGGAAAGTACCTTCCCGATTCAGCTTCTCGCCAATGCAACAGAACCGCCTCCTGGCACATCGCCTGACCGTCCCTCTATCGGTCTTAAAGGTTGACCTCACTTCTTGATCAGAGGTAATGCATTCAGGGTAATAATCCCTTCCCTCTACCAGGATCTTCTTCAACCCCAGTTGGTCTCGGTACATCACTGGTAATGTGTATGGATTATCCTTTGTTGCCATTGCCGCTCTCCTTCTCTTCTACTACCTCATTTTTAAATCTCTTGCGATACGTGCGAAAGGTCATCTTGTTCTTACTGATCAGCAGCATCTCCTGGGTATCCAGGTCCTCCCAGAACACCTTCAGGAAAGGGTCTTCCAGTAGCTCTTCTGTGATGGGAACATCGGCAGCTGTCCTCTCATAAGGACCCACCAACTCCGCTCTTAAAAAAGGTTTGTAGATTTCTTCAGGGGTGCTCATGGGATGCTCCTTTCTTTTCCGGTATAGGTAACTCCATGGTTACTTTGGAATTAATAAGTCGAGACTCAATAGCGAACTGCAGCAACCCATAACATTTATCACACAGACGCAATCCTCGTTGGGAGAAATCGTAGCTGGCCATGTTTTCACAGTAAGAGCAGGAGTCTTTGTTATCCATATTGTAAAAGCTTAACAAGCCGATCTCCAAAGTCTTTAGTCATACGAAAATAACCTACATCTATTTGATATTTAACCTCCTGAAAAATGCCATCCACCTCAACCATCCCTTTGTCTTTTAGTTCAATCAATCCATAAGAGATACCAAAACCAAAAGAAGTATGCTCATGAGGACAACGAACCACAAAGCTCCAATCATGCCCAAACCCATCCCCAGTTATTGCCATGGGGGTTAGGCAGGCGGGACATCTGTACTTCTCCCACTGGATGCCGGTTCTGGCCATTCTTAAAATATCGTCAAGGAAGTTCATTACTTACTTCTACTTAAACAGTGTGTGTTCCTTCCACTTCTCTTTCTTCTCTTGCCTTGGTCCGCCTATCTAGACACTCTAAACTCATCTTAAGAGCCACCAAAGCTTCAACGTTTTCAGTGCATCTAAACTTACTCTTCTGGTAGTACTCAATCCTCTGCACTACTGCCGCAATGACATCTTCCACAAAAGCACCATTGGAATCTATTCGATCTTCTCCTCTGCCCAGTGGTCCGTTCTGCCATTCAATCGTAAGCCCTACTCCTTTTACAGATCCACCGGCAGGTGCTCCGTTCTCATCATTGTTGTTCTCTGCTTTAAATCCTTGTCTCATTTCTTTCTCAGGATAATCCTGTCCTTCACGAGTTGCATGTTAATAAACTTCCCTCTCTTCAGGCCAAGGAAATCAATCCACTCACTTGGGATAACTACCATGTGGCTGTAATTCCCAATGAGATGAATTCTTCTTCTGACCTTTTCTTTCATACTTGCCAATACTTTAAAGTATGCTATAAAGTATTGTCAACAGCAAACAGAAAGGAAAACATGTTATACCAAGTAGCAGTAACTTTAAAACCAACAAAGAAAGAAAAAGAAGAAGAGGGAAAACTGGAAAAACTCCTCTATGGACCTAACGAAATCATTGCCAGAAGCGAACAGGAAGCAGCAATCAAAATATTGCGGGGCAATGAAGAACTCAACTCCCACCCATTGGAAAGGCTGGATATTATTGTCCGCCCTTTTTAACAGAGCCTTGGAGACAAGAAGCACAAAGGAATATTGAAGAGATGGGTGCGCCCATGAGAAGGGGTAATATTAAAGAAACCTTTGATGAAGTATCTCCAAGGCTATCTACCGTTTACAATGCGACAACATTGTGAGAACAAAACAAGAAAAAGTTAACAAATGGAATTCACTACTAGAATCAAAAAACCAGAGGATGTAAAAGTCACAATGGAGATCACCATGAGTATCGGGGATTTCCTGAAACTCAAGAGCCAGATAGAATCAAATAGACCAATGCAATGGCCGTACAGTGATTTCTTGGAGAACATCGATAAAACCATTGAACAAACCCAGGGGTACTTTTTCCCCAACCTGCTTGATAAGAAGGAAGGACTGTGATGGATACAAACAACTTAATGATTTTCATCTATGTTGCATTCCTCGTCCTGTGGTCTCTCTATAACCATATGAGACTAGATGTCCTTCAGCGAAGAATTGAACGATTGGAAAGGAAGGAAGAAAGAAGATGAATGAAGAAATAGAACTACTTGAAGCAGAGATTGAGAAATCAGAGGCATTCACCAAGGGGCTGAAAGAACAATGGGGAAGGCTCACATGTGAAAGGGAGATTGAGATGGAAAGAAAGGCCATGGTTAGTCATGAGACTGATGTTCGTATATATGGCCATGAGTTAGAAGAGCCGCTGACGCTTGAGGCTATCATGAACCACAATAACTTAATCATGGCCTTCTACCACTATCGCAATGCAAAGATAGTACTGGACGGTTCACAGAGAGAGTATAAGAAGAAATATGGGGAGGATTGCCCATGAGTGACTGCAGTGAAAAAGAGAAAGAGCCTGAACATCCTTTTCTACAATGGATTGATAAAGCCAACAAGGGAAAGGCTGGGGTAACCATGTCAGGAGCCTGGAATGATGGGATTGAGTGGCTCAGGGCCAGGGTGTGTGAGGAGTACCCAAACAACCTGTATGACATTGATCGCTTTGCCAAGGAAGGGACGTATGAGGATGAGTAAAAACTGGCAGAAAAACTTACAGAGGATTGTACAATGCTCATGAATAAAGAAGAACAGAAAGAGGTAGAAGCAGACATGGAGAGAGGCTATATCAGCAAGGATCAGGTGCCTTTGCGATGTAGGAAATGTGGGTCCAAGGAACTGGAAGACTGTAATCATGATTATTTTGATGGGCATACCTTGATGGAATACGATGTTAAGTGTAAGAAATGCAAAACCATTGCCGGGACCTGGGCTCATGGGAGTTGGTTCTTATGATCGCTAGTCCAGGAACATTGGAACCAATTAGAAGGACAATAGACGCGGCAGGGGCAACCTCTACGGTTATTCTCATCAATCCTGATAGGTATTTCGCAGAGAGACTGGCAGAGGAGCAGGAGGAGAGGAAAAAGGAGGCTCTGGCCAAGAGGGCAAGGAATTGGGAACGATTCCCTGAGATTAAAGCACTCTCCTATAAAGAACTATCTACCTACCACAAAGGAAAACCTTACTTACAGACAAGGGGAAGAATCTAATAAACATTACCGGGGAATGTTTTTTTACTCGTAATCCAAAAGATCCTGTGAGGGGGACTTAGCCATGAACAAACCTATATATGATCAGAAACTTCTAATGAAGAAACTGCTTTTAACCAGAAATGAACTGGCAGACTTATTGGTCCTTAGTGTTAGAACCGTTGCGCGGATGGAGAGAAGAGGGGAGATCCCTTTCATTAAACTCGGCACGAGGACTGTCCGATTTAACAGAAAAGCAGTCTTGAAAAAACTAGGTCTGGCTTGAAACCCCCCTATGGACGGAATGAATAGTTGTCACATTATGAAACCCCATCAAACAATGATCCACTGTGTTTCAGTAGGATATGGGGCTCTATGTGGGATTCTATCAAACAACGAGCAAGCAATTGGACCCTACGAAAAAGCCCCTGGAGAGAGAATAAATCTCGACAGGGGCCTCAAGCCAACGTAAGCTGACTATTGAAAAAAGATACTATGAGGATACCCTGACATGAGGAATGTTACAAGCCATGAATGAGACACCACTGGATTTAAGTAAAAAGATCAAGGCAGTTAAAGAAGCACTTGAGTATCTCGGCATTGGCTTTACCCCGCCTAAAGATTACATTGAAAGACGGATCAATGCCAAAATAGCTATTCTCAAAGGAAGATTAAGACTGCTCAGGAGCGGCTCTGACATTGTTCCCAACTGTTGCCATATAAGCATGGCTGAGATCGCAGAGCATTGTGAAAGCCCATGAATGAACTGACCACCCCAGAGGACTTCTACAACTTCTACGATGCTATCCCTGAAGAACTTTGGTGTATGGGGTCCTGGCATCATGGTCAACAACATTGCGCAATAGGACATTTGGGCCAAACGTCAAATGAGGCAAAAGAATTAGATTCTATTTTTACGAATGGTTGTATTAAAAAAACTATTCCTGATTGGGACATAGTTGACTGTAATGATGGAAAAAGTAAATACAAAGACTACGCCCCCACTCCCAAGAAGCGTATCCTGAAAGCACTCAGGGCTATGATGGAGGAAGGAATGTGATGACAGATGAAAGATACAACGAACTAATGGATAATCCAGAAGGAGTTCTGACTGAGGAAGAACTAAAGCTGGGTTGGCATTGGTGCTATGACTGGGATGGATTGTTGGTTGGACCTGGGTCTCCTGAAAAGCAATGCTGTACCTGCCATGAGTGATTGGCTGGCAGGTGCATTGGTTGTTTTGATGGCTGTGGGTGTTATCCTGATGGTATTCCTCCTGGGCTGGGCAGTGGTGGAAGTGCTTACTGCTCTCGATGAGAAAGGACTGAAGTTCTTCTTTGAAGCTATCTGGTATGGAAGTAAATAAAGAAAGATTGAACAAGATCTCCTGGTCTGTTGTCTAAGGTGAGTTTATGAACGCTGAAAAGACTATCATTGAGGCAATTCGCAGGTATCCAGACCTATACTCCAATCGCACTGATGTCCTCCACCATATGTTTATTGTCATTGGCAATGGGTATCGTTGGAGCCCTGGGGGGAATCTTGTAACGACCTATAGCCCAAGGGAGAAGCCCCGATTACTGATGTGGGCAGCAAAAGACATTTCCAGGAAGATTGGATACCTAAGTATTGAGAATAGATATCACTGGAGCAATTGCTGTAAGCTTGCAACAATGCCTCAGAATGTAGCCCCTGATTGGTTTGCCTGTGCTCATGAAATCTATCTTTCCTTACAAATGGTCAACTTCAAGTTCTACGATGCTATTGAAAAGAAGCAGTGGAAAGACAAGCCTTTTGAATCATATTCCCAGGAGAAACGCTGGAAGGAATTCCGAAAAAGAATGAGGAAATAACCACCCCTGGGACCCCCCTCAAATACCCTTGTACAAATGGAGTTCCACTTTGCATTGCAAAGGTAGGGTAAAAAAGAGGTCTTGTAAATAGCTGGAGGTCAGGGGATAGTAAATAAAATGAAAAAAGATTGAACGATTACGAATGTAATATTGTCCTTAATATTGCCCTTGTAGAGAACTCGGCACACCGCAAAACTCAGGCGTCATCCCTCCTCCCTCCCTCGCTCGTTTCTCTAGTGTTCACTCGGCAAGCCTCGCTCTCAAGAGAGAAACATCGCTCATTGCCTACCCGGATAGAACTCGCTCGCTAAAGCTCGCTCCCCCAAGGACCCACCAGAAAGTCTACAGTCGTGTACTCCTTACGACTTTCTTCTTTTTTTCTTTTGGTTCAATGGTGGGTTTTGCTGGCGGCTTCTTGTACGAATTAGACGAAATTAACGAATCAAGGTAAGCGGAAGTCTCTTGGGCTTCCCCTTCGGGGGTGTTACC